AGGACGGCATCGTTAAGGACCTATGGTACGAGCCCCATCAAAACCGCGCAGGTTGGCAAGCCGGTCTAGAGTATTGCGTTATCGACGGTATGGCGGAAGCGGATATCGACGCGCTCTTGCCCGATCTGCCCCCGTTCGAACAAGCCGCATGGGAATGGGACGAAATTATCAATCGCCGTGGTGTTCCTGTAGACCTACAGAGCGTGGACCGCGCCATAGCGTACTCGGAATACTTCACGGAACAAGCTAACCGACGCTTTCAGCAGATTACGGACTTACGCCCGACGCAGCGTGACCGTGTGCTTGAGTATCTGCAACAACGCGAAGAGATTGATAACCTGGGGGACTTGCGCTCAAAGACTTTAAAGCGTTTAATTAAAGCAGAGTTTCCGCAAGACCTACAGGACGCAATCAATATACGGCTGGATAACTCACTAGCGTCTGTAAAGAAACTCGCCACGATGCAGGCGTGCGCGGACCCCATAGACAGCGTAGTGCGCGGAGGCCACCTGTACGGCGGCGCGCACACTATGCGTTGGTCGCATAAGCGCTTGCAGACCGGCAACATGAAACGTAGTGACCCGTACGTGCTAGAACGCATGTTTGAGTATCTAGACGGCCCGTGGTGGGGCGGTCAGATAGGGCACAACGGCGGACCCCCGCTTAGCATTCTGGACGACCCTAGTGTCGTCGGTAAACCCGATTGGATAGACGCCGCCGAGTGGCGCTTTATGCGGCCTTTAAAGGCGCTGAGCGTGTCCATGAAGGGGTTTATACGTCCTGAACCTGGGCATACGATTATCGACTGCGACTACTCGCAGATTGAGGCGCGAATACTCGCTTGGCTAGCGCGCTGCGAATGGCTTCTTGACGCGTTTAGAGAGAAGAAAGACCCGTACGTCAAATTCGCGTCGGATTATATGTGGCCCGAGACGCGCTACGAAGACTACTTCGACGCGCGGGGTAAAGTCTTTAAAACAGGCCCGTACGCCCGCAAGCGCCAGATAGCCAAGTCGGCGGTGCTAGGCGCGGGCTTTGGCATCGGCCCTCCCAAGTTTGTAGAATACTGCGATAACTCCGATTTGATTATCGCGCTTGAGGAAGCGCAAAAGACCGTTAAAGACTACCGCGACGCCCATCCCGAAATTGTGAAGCTATGGTCACGGGTCGAGCAATGCGCCATACTCGCCGTGATGAACCCCGGCCAAGTGTATGAGCTAGGCGCAACGGGCGTTAAATTCTATACGTGGCACATTGACGAAGAGCGGTACTGGCTTGTGCGCCAGGACCCTAGCGGATCGTGCCAGCACTACTACCGCCCGAAAGTCGAAGTCGTGGAGCGCTGGGGGCGCATACGCGAGCAATTGAGCTTCCGTACGGAATGGAACGGCAAGAGCTACCGTGAGCCTACGTACGGCGGAAAGCTAGTCGAAAACATGGTACAGAAGATCGCCAGGGACGTACTCGTCACGGGCGGTTTAAAGGCCGAACGGGCGGGCTACCCGTCCCGTATGTTAGTACACGACAGTAACGTAACCATGCCGCTTATAGGCCACGGCACGCCTGACCAGCTTGCGTCTATAATGTGCGAGCCTGAGCCGTGGTATGGCGATTTACCCCTAGCCGCAGAAGCAAGTCAAATGGAAAGGTACCAGTAATGAAAATTGTCGAAACAGATACCGTATACTCGTACATCGTCTCGGATCGCGAATGGTATTTTGCCACGCAAGACGGACGTACTGATCTTGTGGTGCAATGCGAGGGCGCGGCACGCGACCGTGGCAAGCAACACGCCAGTATATTCGTTGAGCCCCACCCTATACTACCCGTGGGGCCTATACCGCACAAACACCAAGTATGGCGCTGGACCGCCCCCGTATCCGCCGAAGAGCGCTTTCACGCTCGTTTAAAGGACCTACTCTCAACGGTAGAGGGCGTGTCTAACAAGCGTATGGCGGTTATCCTTCAATCGTATGCGGAGAGCTACAAATGACCTTCTCCCAGGCAGTACGCTATATGATGGATCAATGCGATATACACGGGCTGCACCATGAAGTCCTTGACGACTTCATGCAACAATACCAGTCGGTGTTTGACCGCAACGAACAATTGTGCCGCGAGGGTAAACCCCAGCAAACCCCCGACTTCGCGGAAATGGCGAACCACGCGTTGCGAGAGTGGGATATATGACCCCCGTACTCGAAAGCAAGGTCGAAAACCGACTTGTACGCGGGCTAACCGGGTACGGCTTTAAAGTGCTAAAACTAGTCACCCCCGGAACCGCTGGCTCGCCGGATAGGATGATCCTTCGCCCGTTATGGTCCCCCGGCGCTCCGTGGGTGATCGAGATAAAGCGCCCCGGCAAGCACGAACGTCGCCTGCAAGAGCTTGTGCGCGACGACTGGCGCAAGCGGGGTGTACTCGTACTAGATATGGTAAATACGTACGAGGAAGTAGATGCCCTCATCAACACGTTATACGATATTTGCGTAGCGGAGATGCTTTAAATGCGACCGCCATGGGCCACACCCGATAACCTGTACCGCGCTAACATTAAAGAGGCGATAAACGATTACTGCCCGTCATGTGCAGGACACGGGCGATTGACTTCAAGTACCGCTGTATGGGGTCTAGAAGGAGAATACCTTCGTAGTACAAAAGTACGAGTTTGTCAAGAGTGCGACGGTTTAGGCGTTAACACGAGAAGCGTAAATGCTCCCTGATCTTCTGTCTGATACTTCCGGCTTTACTTGGAACGAGAAGCGTATTCACTTACCCACTGGTAAGCCGATGCGTTCTTACCAGCTACGAGCCGCCCATAAGATATTCACTGGCGAGCCCATGCGTAACCCGAAGACGGGTGTAAAAGTATTCGACAGTGAAGTGCGTGACGGTACCGCCGTTCATATCGACCCCGGCTTAGGCAAGACTGTGACGGCGCTGACAGCTATTTCCGAATGGGTTAAACGCGGTATCGTTACTAAACCGGTACTCATCGTTGCGCCCATTAAAGTGTGCGAGACAGTATGGCGGCAAGAGGCTAAAGCATGGTCGCACCTGGGCCATTTGACCTTTGAGCTTATACGCGGATCGGAGAAGGCGCGTGCGTTTTCGCAGAAGCGTAAGACGCATATTCACCTAATCAATCCCGAGCTACTTACTTGGCTACAGACGTTTATACGCGCGGATTGGGAGAATGAATACGACGCGCTTATTATAGACGAAAGCTCTATGTTTAAAGACAACCGGGCCAAGCGGTTCCGTGTCTTGTCTAACTACCAAACACGGCGACTCATTACCGACCCCGCCACCGGCAAAGCCATCCGATGCCCGTTGACCGGGGCCGGAACGCCTATCGGACCCCCACGCTTTAAACGAACCGCCGTGTTGACGGGCACGCCTTCACCTTCGGGACTACAGAACATATGGGCTCCGTTCTACTTGCTAGACCATGGGGCACGCCTGAATAAGTCTTTCGAGAGCTTCCAGGGGCGGTTTTTCCACCGTACGCGCCAAGTCGCCGCGCACACGTTCCAGATGGGGCTTAACAAAGAGGAAGACGAACCGCGCCCGACTTGGCAGGTTAAGACAGGTACCGCTGAGCGGATACACGAACTTATTGCGGATATAACTGTCGAGCTAGACGCCAATGACTACGGCGTGTTGCCAAAAGTATTACCCCCTGTAAAGCACTACATTAACTTACCAGATAGCATTCTGCCCCACTACCGCCAGCTTGAGAAAGAGGCGGTATTTGAGATGCTTAAAGACCCCATTATCGCCGCGAACGGCGGTGCGAAGTCTATGATGTGCTGGCAGATATGTAACGGGGCCATCTACTCTACCGACGAGACAGGTAAGAAGGACTGGACCGAAGTACATACCGGTAAGCTAGACGCTCTCGTAGACTTAGTGGACCGGCTGGATAAGCATTGCCTCATCCCGTACTGGTTTAACCATGACCGAGAGCGTATCGAAGCGCGCTTTAAAAAGGAAGGCATACCGTACGGCGTGCTAACGTCTAAGAACGCAGAGCGGATCATAGCACAGTGGAACGCAGGGGAGCTACCTAACCTGCTAATCCACCCGCAATCGGCGGGCCACGGGCTTAACCTACAGTTCGGGGGTCACACGCTTATTTGGTTTAGCACGATCTGGTCGCTTGAGCGATACTTGCAAACCAACGCCCGGATCGCCCGATCAGGCCAGTCTAATATCGTTGGCATACACGTCATTATGGCGCGCCATACTACCGACGAAATACGCTATAATGCGTGGTTCCAGCGCGGCGAAGAGCAAGACCGCTTTAGAGCGGCAACACGGCAATACCAGCGAGATATGGGCATAGACCTAAGCTCGTTGCCCGAAATAGGAAACTACAAACCCTTTGGAGGTATACAGCTATGAGACTGTTTGATTTTGTTAAGGCGTGGCACGCGAAGACACTAGACGATAACGTGTCGTGGCGCGCCTATGATATCGTGTCCGCAGTTACGCCCGCTCACACCCAAAAAGCCTTTAAAGACGTCGCTCCCGGCGTCCCCAAAGACTTTCAAGTATCCTACGTCGCCAACGCGCTTGGGCTAGGAACGGAAGACGTCCCCGCGATCATGGGGGCGTGGTGGGTTCTGAGGCAGATCGAGGCCGGGAAGCGGGTCAGGGGGCTCAAGAGGCGGGCCGCTGGCGGGCTTGAGCCTCCCCCGGCTACCCCCCTACCCGAGAGCCCCCAAGGGGCCTAGCCGATCAGGAATTTGGCGATGCGTTGGGCCAGGGTCAGAACCGGCGTGTCGCCATAATCCTCTACCGAGTACGTAGCGGCTGTACGCGTTAGCTCGGCGTAATCGGCGTCGTTTAAAGCGAGTGCCGTCTGTATAGCCCGACCGAATGCGCTGTCCGCTTTAAAGTCCGGCGCGTATTCAAACTCTTCGCGCGCTAACGACTTTTGTGGCTCCAGCAAGCTATTGATCCACGTGGTTACTTGCGTCGTACGGTTGGTTACGATCAAAAACTGACGTAAGCGATGCATAGAGAACGGTTCCGGCAACGATAAGTCCGGGCCAAAGAACGCCAATCGTATTTGGTTAATTTCCTCAACGGTTGCGTCTGACGGTATTACCAAACGCTCATTGCCTTTAACAAGCGTATATACACCATCGGCGTCAATTTCCGTATACCCGTCCATTATACAATCCTCAAAGTAAAGAACGCCATTCGTGAACCGGCTTCGCTTGCGCCTGTTACGCCCACGCCCGTAAGATCGGGCCACGCTCCGAAGGCTGATGAATACGAAATGGCCCCGGCAAGCGCCGTGCTTGTGGCCATCAAAGCCGTCATACTCGCGTTTGCGCGCAAGTACGAAAAGTCTGTACCCGACGCGTAGCCTGTAGCGACAACCGCAGTCGCGGTCGCAGCTACGGTATCTGTCCAATACGCCATCCAATACAAGCGGCCAGGGACTAGAACAACGCTGGCGGTAAAGGCTGTAACGTAAGACCCTGCTGCGGCGTTACTGGCAATGTTAGCCGTTTCCGCAATAGGTAGCCCTGTGCATCGCTCGCCGTTCGTGTCGCTGGCGTAAATAGCAAACTTGATGTTCCCAACGCCGCTGCTGGCAGTCGCAATGCGGTAGCCGACCGCATCGACAGTGACACGTTCATTTACAATAAACGGCGCACAATGCATACGGTTGGCTATAGGCGCGGAACCAGCGACGAGCGCACTTGCACGGAAAGGCTGAATGAGCTTACCAGCTACGTAACCGTACGGCGTCTGGATAGCCGAGAGCTTCATCCACACCGCAGCGCCGACCGTCACGTCAATAGCTATAAAGGTGGCGCGCGTAGTGGTGTTCAGCCAGCGCGTCCCTACCGCGTACCCGTCGCCGCTGTCGTCGTTGACTGTAGGGTCGGCGGCGGCTGAATGGAACGAACCCGCCTCTAGTGCAGTGAGCGTCGCCACGTCGCCTATAAGGGTCGTTACATCGCCCGTAAGCGTCGCTACATCTGCGTACAATTCTGTGTCGTTATCGTTTAGCTTATCAAAAGCGGTGCGTAACGGATCACCGAGCCCGTCATTAGGCGCTAGGCCGAGGTTAACTAGTTGCTGCGCCATCAGGTCTCATCCGCTGTCTTTAAAGTGCTATCTGCGGTAAGGATAGTGCTGTCGGCGCTATTGCCGGAGGACGGCGGTGGCGGGCCGCCCTGCAACAGCACTACCTCACTCATCTTGCTAGCCGCTGGGGCCATTACGAGTTGCCACCCCTAAACCCAAACGTACCCGTCGCGCCGCCAGCAAGTTCAGCGTAGCAACCATCAGCCCAGGCAAGCGGAATAGCGTGCCATACACCAGCCGTGACAGGCATAGTCGCACACACAACCGTACCGCCGGAATTCGTGGCCCGCAGCGTAAGCGTACCAGACGTGGCGCAAAGAAAACCTCCGGTACTTCCGTTACCAGTGAACACTTGCCCGGAGGCCGCAAGCGTTCTAGGTGAATAGGCTTCGCCTATCATCATGTGCGTAGTCCTTACTTGACTTTGCGGCTATCCATAAGGAAAGCGACGAGGCCGAACACACCCGTTGCCGCAATAGCAACGTGGTCGTACAGCGGCGCGGACATACCGACCGCCGTAGAGATAGCCGCGAGACCGGCATAAGATGACGGTTGCGCGAGCATACGGATCAGATACTTAGCCATTTTAAAGCTCCTTGTCAGGCATACCGGCGTCCAGCCAGTCTTGCACATCAAAACTCGGACACGCTTTCGCTACCCCCGGCCAATCGCGGTGTCCGCGAACGATTATGCCAGGGTATCTCTCCATATACGTGCGCACGAGAGTTCGCATCGAACGCTTTTGCGCTTCCGTACGGGTGTCTTTTGGCTTTCCGCCTGCGTTTAGCGTTTCTGTTCCGCCAACGTAGCATATACCGATATTCCCTGTATTAGCCCTCGCCACATGCGCGCCACGTTGGCTATCTTGCAAATGACGGTGCATATCCCCATCGAGTTCGATAACCCAATGGTACGAAGGTTGTTTAAAGCGCGCAATGTCCCAGCGCCGCACTTCGTCGGCGGAATTGTCGCGCCCTTCTGGCGTCGCCGCGCAATGGATCGTTAGGTATTTAATCTTTGGCATGTTGGCCCCCTGGAGGGTTGCTTTTTACAAGTTGAGCGATTTGCCGCCGCACGTCAACCAGTTCGCTCTCGCAAACGTCACGATGGGTTTGGCATTCCGCTACCGACCGGCTGAGCCTTGTAAGCTCGCGTCCTTGGTGGTCGATACGGCGCTTTAAAAGCTGCCGATCTTTGGTACTTTCGCTTACGAGTAACACCGTCTGGTCGTTAAGCGCTTTAATGAGCGCCGCTTGGCTATGCGCAATTTGCGACGGCGTTGACGTATTGGCTCTATGACGAGCGGACAAATAAGTCCACACGCCCCCGCCACCTAGCAGGGTGCCGACTACGGCCCCTAGGCCCTTCCACGTCAGTATATCCGCCCAATCCATATCACGAAGTCCGTGTGAAAGTGTGTGATCCCGCAGTATCGAATATATGTAGTGTTCCCCCACTAACGCTACTTATCGTACCGCCAGTGCAACGTGGCGCGCCGGAATACCAAAACGCGACGAGGCCGGTTCGACCGTTACTAGACGAGGCGCCAGCACCCGTTGCCGGGGAGCCATCGCCTGCGCGTAAATTACGTGCGCCTGCTGCATAATTTACGATCGCGCCTGTTATGTTATTATCTTTACCGGCCCCCGCCACAAACATAGTGCCCGCTGCGCCCGCGCCTCCGCCATTTGACGCAAACGTATTGTTAGTCGGGCCACCGTTAAACCCTTCGCCTACAACGCCGAGTGCGCCGGATTGCGTGGTAAACTGACCACTACCGCCGCCGCTACCGCCAGCACCGCCGCTGCTACCGCCAGCACCGCCGCCTCCGCCCCCGGTACAGCTAGCAATACCTGCTATGCTCGATGGGCTACCATTGCCGCCGCTACTACCGCTACCCGCTGGCGCACCCGTACCCCCAACGCCGACTTGTACGGCAAGGCTACCCATGCGTAGGAACGCCTCTCCGTCGCGCATACCCCCAG